GATGCAATTGCATTATTGCCAAACGCCATAGCTCTTGAGTTTGTAGCTCTTGCTAATCCTGCACCAATAGCCACACTGTTAGCACCAGTAGCCCCGTAGGAACTTGTATTGTTTGTTATGACCGCTGCAAAGCTGTCTATTCCACCCGCAAACGAACCACCAAGAGCAACTGCACCACCAGATTGAGTGCCATTAATACCAGCAATAGCAACATTAGTATTACTGTCTTGACCTATAGCGGTCGTTCTTTCGTATCGAGCCTCACCATAAATAGCTAAAGACTTCTCACCAACCGCTTGCGCCCCTGCACCAATAGCAGCAGCGTAATTTGCGGTAGCATCAGTAAAACCGCCTAAAGAAATTGACCTTAAACCAGATGCGACACTGTTGTCTCCAATACTTACAGCATCTTCGCCACTCGCCACTGCATTATCGCCTATGGCTACAGCATTAGTCCCTGTCGCACTAGGGGTAGTAGCACTAGACGGGTTCTCAGCAAACAAATCAGGCGAACCACCAATAGCACTACCACCTAGTAAGAGATCAGTACCGTCTGAGGATAACGTGACTGCCCCACCAGAGCCAGTATTGTCTAAATTAATAGCACCCATTATTTATAACTCCTATGCATACGTCACCTCACTGGTCTGAATATTAGCAACCCAACGGATGTTATGGCTGGCTTCTCCTGTAACCTGTACCTTGAGTGCATTATTTGTATTATCGGCTGATAAGGCTACTGCCCAACCATTACCTTCAGCAAATGTCTGGACGTTTGAATTAACAAGGGTAGTTGTACCACCATCGTTTTTAAGCAGTCCTTTAATCTCCCAACCACCTTGGTCTTGTGCGCCATCTTGCATCGCCACGATTGTGCCTGAGAACATGATACAAGTGTCAGATGCTGCTACGATTTGATTTGAAGAACCAGCCGAGCCGTTGTCTGTGGTCATAGCCTCAGCAGTTGCATCTGTAGTGTCACTACGAAGAATGAACTTACAACCTTGAGCATCACCGGCTGCCGCAAAGCTTCCACCAGCAAATGCTTGGGAATATGTTGCAGTTGTTTTTGCGTAATTGCCAAACGCACTTGAATAATCTTTAACAGCTTCACTGTAGTTGGAAAAACTTAACGACATGGTAGCGGAACTTATTGGAAAATTACCAAAAGCAAGCGATTGGTTTCCGCTCGCTTTAGATTTTTGTCCTATTCCGTGAGAAAAATAAGCACCTGTTGAGCCATAAGAACTTGTGCGATTATTATTTCCAAAAGATGTAGAGCTATTACCGCTTGCATACGAAAAAGGCCCAACAAAAGATCTGCTTCCATTTGCGTATCCACCGCTAATTGCTACAGATTCTGCTTTTCTAGCTTCGGCTGGATACGATACTGTACCTCCAATAGCTACGGAGTTGTCATTTGTAGCTGTTGCCTGACCAATCGCAGTGCTTTTAACTCCACTAGCAACGGCAGTATCCCCAATAGCTATAGCATTTGTACCAGTAGCTGAAGGCTGTGCATTAGGTGAACTTTCATTAGCTGCGTAAAGATCAGCACCACCACCGACTGCACTACCACCTAATAAAAGATTCGTGCCATCACTACTAAGGACAACACCCCCACCAGACCCTGTATGATTAATTTCAATTTGACCCATTATGCGTATGTAACCTCCGAGGTCTGTACGTTAGCCACCCAACGAATGTTATGACTAGCCTCACCTGTAACTTGTATCTTTAAAGCATTGTTCGTGTTATCTGCACTGAGTGCTACTACCCAATTAGAAGCATTTGTAGCCGCCATATCAGACACGTTTCCAAGGGCTAATGTTGTAGTGCCGCCATCGTTGACCAACATGCCTTTGATTTCCCAACCAGCATGGGCTTGCGCCCCGTTCTGCATTGCGACTACGGTGCCGTGAAAGGTGATACAGGTGTCTGATGCGGCTACGATTTGGTTGGTAGCACTGGCGGCGCTATTGCTTGTAGTCATAGCTTCCGCTGTGGCATCTGTAGTATCAGACCGTAAGATGAATTGACCACCTTGAGCGTCACCATTAGCTGCAAATTTACTTGAAGCAAACGACATTTTTCCTTGAATGTTTGCCAAAGATGCTTCGCCCAAAGCAACGGTTGCTCGTGCTGACGCTGTTGTATCACGTCCAGCAGAAAACGAATAGTTGCCTGACGCTATTGACCCAAACCCGATTGAATAAGCATAGTTTGTTGTAGATTGTGCCGCCCTTCCTATAGCAACACCATCTCCCGTACACTTTGCGTTCGGCCCAATCGCTACAGAATTTCCCCCACTAGCCCCGTAGGAACTTGAGTTAGTTGATATAACCGCTGCGAAGCTGTCTGTACCTGCGGCATGGGAAGTACCTAAAGCTACCGCTGATGTACCAGTATTAGTGATTGTAGCGGAATCCCCTGCGGCAAAAGAACTAATGCCATCTGTTGTGGCACTCTTCCCAATGGCTATACCCCTTGACCCGTTAGATGTTGTAGATGCGCCCCACCCAATCGCTACGCCAAAATAGGCAGCACTGTTTGCCCCATCACCAATAGCTATAGAATCTTGATTACTAGCCACTGCACTATCACCTATGGCGATAGCGTTGGCCCCTGTTGCGCTTGGCTGTGCTGCTGGAGAACTTTCGTTGGCTGCGTAAAGAGGGTTTAAATCCGCGACAGTCGCTGCAATAAATACCTCGGCACTACCACTAAGAGAAATAGCACTATCAGAGTTGGAGCTTTCCGTAACAGACCGTGTAAGCGTGGTGCCGCTAGATGTATAAGTGCCGCTGCCTATTTCAAAATTAGCGCCATCGTCTATGGCATAACGCACCGTCTGACCGTTAGTAATGCCAGCATCCGCAAAGGTTTGGAAGCCAGAAACCGCGCTGCCCAATGTAATCGTTCCAGTACCCGTGGTACTGGTGGACATTTTTGCACGGTTTCCTAGCGATATGGTCATGTTAGGCTATCCTAATAATCGCGTTGCTAGCGTCAGGCGTAGGGAAAACAATCGTAAAGTCACCAGAACTCGCAGATTTATCGCCGCCAAAATCCAAGACACACACAGCCGCATCCACAGGGTTAGTCTGCGCTTCATTGTAAATTAACGCACCCCTTACAGCAGATATTGTCACGTTAGAAAATACCTCGTCCTGAAAGTCTGTTATAGCTGTAGTACCTGACGGTATGCTTGGCGTTACACTGGTTAAAAACTGACCTTTAGCTGAGTAGCCAGTGCCATTAATTTCGTTATTAGAGGCATACGATGTAACACTTCCATCCATAGTGCTACCAGAGCCGCCCATGTCTGAAGGAACCGCGCTGTTTGTGTATAGCGCAATTTTAAAAACATCACTCGCAGTCGTAAAGTTGTGCTTTGCCTCCATAAGTTCTTTTTTGAACGAAGTGCAAAGAGCGTTTCCAGAAAAAGCCATATTAAAGTTTCCTTATGTGTTCAGCTAGTTCAGGATAACCAGCCTGTTTTATTGCATTATATACAGTAGTTCTATCGCTTTGAATAGCCTGTTTCATATAGGCTGTGATTACCTGTCTCATGCGATTTTTATGATCTATAGCCTGATCTCTTATTGCTGGTGGAGCGTCATTTGATATAATCATCAACTTATTAACGCATAATTCAGAAACTTCATCAGGCGTGAATCCACGGTTATTTGTTGTTTTAACCTCAACACTTCCCATTGATATATCAAAAGGCAAATAACTCATCTAGGCTCTCCATCCCTGTAACTGTCTCTCTTACTAAATGCGTCTATTAGAGATAACTGCTTTAATGCAGATTCATATCGTTCTTTATAGTCATTCATTATGTCAGCCTCACCCTTCATAAACGTGTAAGCCTCAACCAACGATCCATATAAAAGAACTGTGTCAGCATTATTACCCAACCAAGATGTTTGTGATGTCACTATGGACGGCGGCTCAAAGTAATAATGAAGCTCAACAGTGTAATTTGCATTTGGTGTAGGTCCTAAAATGAAGTGGCCTTCAGTGGATGTTGCTATGTTATCACCATCAAATTGAGCGTAATAAAGAGGCTTTCCTTGAGTTGCTGATACAGGGAAGCCTTCTCTTATAAAATTCACATCCTTGTCTAAAAGGTAGCTATACTCCGCTGTAGTGGGATCAATTATAGCCATAGAAGCTACGGCTAAAAAATCAGAAGGACGCTGTAAATACTGATTTCCTTGAGTTGCGCTTCCAGTACTATTAGCCCTAACCTCAGGTATAGTTACAGTCCTGAATATGCGTTGTTCAGCTTGTTGAATGAACGTAGGAATTAAAGAAACAAATGTTGCTTCTTCATTCTCTGTATAATTCTTTATCGCTTCTGTAAGCTCTGTATAGTTCATCACTCAGCCTCATTGTATAAGTTGTCGAATATCTGTGTGACATCTAATGTGTAATCTAAATCAGATTTAGAATAATGTATATGCTGTGAAGGCTTAAAGTCTGGTGCGCCTTCCCCTGTTTCAAACCAAGCTGGATGAGTAACCCTTACCCTATTGTTTGGTAGGGCAATAACATTACCCGTCCAAGGGCCAGCATCTAGCAGTTGCAATACATGAGCCTGTTTGTGCTGCGCTGGGTCATCAGCAACATCAGTGCCTGTGTAGTCTACGGTAAACATATACTTTGCGGGAAAGAAGTCACCAGCAACCTTAGCCATCCAAGGACAAGGCATAGCCCTATCTAGGGTGTATACGGAGTGTGTGTGAGAAGGACAGTCCCAAGGCTGGGCGTCATGTACGGGCATACACTCAGGCCACTCAGAGAGCGGCTCATCGGCTACTAGGGCCGTTATAGGCATTCTAGCCCACATAGCCCCGCCGTGTACGTTATCATCGTCTGTATCGTCTGTCTCACTGCCTGTGAAGATGACCTGAAAGCTCAAGCATCTATTCGGCATTGTAGTGACAGCTATAGCCATAGCGTGAAGGAATTCGCCGTGGTAACGCTCATGATTGACCGTATACTCACGACGAACCCAACATTTAAAGTGTGGTATGTTTCCTTGCAAGAAAGCCATTTAAGTTCAATTGAACCTTTCTAACCGTTGCGTGTAAACTTTTGAGGACGAGCTGCACCGCTACCTCTAGCGACACCACCTCTAGACATGGCCTTTACCTTGCCGCCCTTGGCGTAGCCCTTCTTCATCATCTTGCCGCCGCCCATCTTTTTAGTGACAGCACCACCAGACTTCTTCTTAGCTACTTTACCGCCAGCTTTCAGTCCAAACATTTTACTCATGCGCTTTTTAGCAGCTTTATTTTTTTCAGATGGGGTTGATCCAGCTTTTCCTTCTCTAGCTTCAACCATAGAGTTTTGACGAGCTATAAGTTGCTTCTTGCGCCTTGCGGCTTGTTGGGCCTTCGTAAGCGCGCCGCCTTCTTTTTTCTTGGTGACAGTGCCACCCTTTGAATAACCTTTTTTCTTCATAGCCATGTCCAAATCTCCTATGGTGTGTTAGCCGTACCGCCCATTCCACTGTGGTTTGTGCAATAATAATACAAAGTTGGTGCGCTGTTAGCTACAGTTATCTGGACATACGCGCCAGCCTGTCCAGCCGTTCCTGACGTAGTTACGCCTGTAGTATACTCAGAGCCACCACCATGTGTGCCGTTGGCAGTAGTGCTAAACCTTAATGGGTGGCTACTATTACTAGAGGCAGATTGATCAAACTTGTAAATATTTCCCTCAGACAAGCTTAATGTTGGGCTTACGCTTCCATCTATGTAGAACTTATTGCCACTACCATAAGAGTTTGTTCCTGATGCAACAGTAACTGTATAGCTTGTGACATTTGAGGTTACAGTAGTTGATCCAGTTGCTGATGTACCGCCAACTCCAGTAACATTAACGCTACTTGAGGCTGATGGTTCAGTGACTGAAACTGAACCCACAAAACCAGAAGCTTGATCACCTACGGCTAATACATTACTTGTTCGATTTTCAACCGCTTGTACGGAGCCAACACTACCCGTCATTTCAATATTACCACCGACAGGATTAAAGCCGAATATTCCGCGACTGTCATCAAGCCTATCTGGCCTTGGATTTCTTAGAGATTGAGGGTCAAATATCTTTAATCTACCTAAGAAGTTTTGAGGTTGATCACCATCCCATACATCAGGCCCAACTAAAAACCCTGTAGGTGCGCCGTTTTTATATTCTTCTTTTAGCTCATGCAGGGGGTATCTAAACCCTGTCTTATCGCAAAAGCCAAATGCGTATTTACCCTTTGCAAAAGCCATTTAGCCCCCAGTAACAAATGTGTTGAAAGGAACGAACTTAATAGATGCTGTTTCTGTATCTTCATCTGCAGCAAGTTGAAACTGAAACTCATATTCTTGCTTTAGAGCTGGTGCCATGCTCATAGCCTCAGGTTTCTTTTGAGCTATGTAATAAGCTAGACCAGCCACCAGAGCGGGTATAAAGCGCGGTGGGATAGCAGCCGACCCTGATATGCCTGAGGACATGCCATCTATGCCTACCAGCCTGTAATAGGCCACTGTATAGGCCGCTGTGCTGTCTGGGACGGGCCATAGAGTGAACTTAGTGTCAGTTGCCTCCCTTTGCACATAAATCTGCGTAGGACGGCCTGTGGTGTTCTTATTTGTCTGCTGCGCGTATGTAGCTACACTGGCCCTCTCAAGGGACGTATCAACCTGATTGGTGCCTGTGCCTGTTCTCAGTTGATGCTCTATGAGGTCTATAGTGTCGGACGGCATTGTATATGTCGCAGTGCCAGCGGTAAGAGCTAATGTTCCAGCGGATATGGTAAATAAGTTTAAACCCCTGTTTTGCCATTCCAATGTAAGAATGTTTAAGCTACGGCGTATAGTTTTCAAATCATAACCAGAACGCATCTCAAGGCCAACGCGCTCGTATGCTTCTTCAAATAACTCTGCTAGGTCTGGAACTACAACAGTCATGGCTTCTTCGCTTTCTTTCTACGCTTTCCGCTTGCGGTGGTAGACCATTTCACCCTCTTGGGTCCAGTTTTCTTAGACGCTTCAGACTTGCTTATCTTAGATGCAACCTTCTTAGGTCTACATGCAGGGTAACTTCTTTTTTCACCCTTTGATCTTCCGCAAGGCTTTCCTGTCTTTACATCTTTCCATTCTTCGCCAAACCATTTTCCAAGACCACCCTTGGCGCTAGGTTTTTTTGCTTTTGCTTTTGCTTTTGCCACGGGACGCTACCTTGTTGTTTCCACCAGACCAACCGCCGCCTTTGGATTTATACCATTTGGAAGCCCAAGCATTTGCATAAGCGGAAGGATAAACATCGAACTTCTTCTTAGCGGCTGATTTGGCTCTAGACCATAATGCAGGATTGCTAGGCTTTGCGGCTGACATTAGATTTCTTCCTTTTGCTTTGATAATTTCTACTTCTGTTTGCACTTCTGGACTCTACAGTGACACCATCTGCATTAGAGCCACCCTTGCTTAGAGCTACTTTATGACTGATGTCTTTACCTTCTCTTTTGTCGGCCTTGCCATTGCCATTAAGGTCAGCACTTGTGCTGTCCATTTTCCTTCTAGCCCTTTGGCGTTCCATTCTATCTAAATGTTCGCCTCTGGCCTTTTGGGTTCTGTACTCTTGTTTGTAGTCTCTGACCCGACCTTTCATTAGACCATACGGCCTTTTGTCTTGCCTTTTCTACAGATACCATCGCCCCTTCCAGACTTTGAAACACCGCCACCAGCGTTCATCATTGTGGGCGAGATAACCTTTGTGGAATAATCACTTCCAACAC